TTAATAGTTCAAGGTCATGTGCAATCTGTGGTGATGTGATTCCCCAATATGATTCGGCAACAGGATATGTGTTATATCTTGATTCCCCTTTTATCATTTTGGTAAAATATTTTGCCTTTGCTTTTCTTAATGTAGTAACGCAAGCATGAACATCTGCTTCTACAATGTTAGTTGCAGTCAAGAGTCTGGTTGCAACACCACCTGCATAATAGACATTTGTTCCTGCATTGAGAACTTCCCTGTAGATAGTGTCAATGGTCTCTGCCATGTTTTCACCACATAGTTCAGTGGTCTCGGTAAGAACTGCATCTGGCTGTGCGAACTGTACCTTGTCTGAAAGAACAACATAAGAGCCATACTGCTCTGGAGTGGCTTCTATGTCTGTGATAGAAAGCTGTTGTGCAGGAGGAGTGATACCTTCCTGTAAAGATACAAGAGCCTTTGATAAAGAATTGTATTTCCTGAACTTAATTTTATCTGCTGTTCTGGATGGCAGAGGTCTCATCTGACCAAATAAAGCATGAGGCAAATATGGCAAAGCCCTCTTGATAAGGGTTCTGTCATAGAATTCTGTGATACCTGATGCAACTTCGCCTGTGGTTGTTATATCGCCCATTTATGTCTCCTTCAACGAAGACTATTTGATTGTAGGATCTTTTGCTCTTTCTATCATTTTCTCAAAATCTTCTTCAGATGTTCCATTAATAGAATAATCTATATCCTGTTTTACACCTGTTCCTTTCCCGGAAAGAGTTTGAGTCTTGTTTAGATTCGTGCTTATGTCCCTTGCAACCCGCTTCGCTGTTTCATTTTCTGATTGTTTTTTAAATTTTGGATGAGTCAATCCGAGGCGATAGGCTGTAAGTGGTGGGTTCTTTGACATCATAACAGCTTCAGTAAGTCCCGGATCATCAAGTACAAGGTCAGCGAAATAAGTTCCGACTACATCTTTATAGTCAGGGTACTTCTCCTTTGCCGATCTCTCAAGATCATCCATCCTTGAATTGTTATTTGTGCTTTTAACTACACCTAATTTACGATCTACAATGTCGTCAATTTCCCTTCTGCTTAAATACTCATCCGGGTCTTCATCAACCTGTGCTGACGATTGTTGATTATCATTATACATCTTTTGCCAATAATCTCCTCTACGGCTTGCTTCACCAATCTGCTTTTCCATAACATCAAGTCTTACATCGATGTCGCTTGAACCTGTAGAATTGTCATTAGCTTGTTCCATGTCTGGATTATCAATGATTTCTTCTTCACCTTCGATACCATTATCAAGAACGGTATCGTCTCCATCTACACCAGTTGGCATAATTGCTCCTTTAACAAATAAATTTTTTGTATCTGTAAACAAATCTTTTTATTTTATTAGGCTTCCAATCATAGACTTTTTTTATAGCCTTAAGTCCATAAACATCTATGATCCTGTGTAAAGGGACAGCATTCGCTACCCCACCAAACATTACTAAAAAGATTATTATTACCATTAATTTTTTCATAAGTTGAATTTAATCAATCCTATTTAAAATGTCAACGCTTTTTCTATCTTTTGGCTTGTGCATCTGCAACCCTGTTCACATTCTTCGCCTGTTGGCTATTCTGTTGCTGTGCCATCATCTGCTCTTGCATCTGTTTATTTCTCTCAATCTGCTCCAATACTTTCTCTTTTGTAGACTTCGGGATATCCATTAATTCAACAACTGACTCTGGAGGAATCTGGACTCCATACTGTGATGCCTGAAGAATATCCTGAAATGCTGACATCCTGTAAGTAGGACTTGAAGCTGTTTCATCAACAACAATATCATATCTTGCTGTCCCGATTGTGGCTTCATATTCTGCCCAAAACTCAAGTTCTTCATGTTCAATTTCCTGAATCATCTGTTGGATAGCTTGCATTTGCATCTGCATCTGTTGAGTCTGTTGTTGGATCTGAGCCTCCTGCTGTTGGTACTGTGCAGTCTGAGCTTGATTCTGAGCCTTCTGCTCCTCCTTCTGCTGTTCCTGCATCTGTAATGTACCGTCATAAATACCATCAGCAACACCTTTATCTTCTGCTCTCTCATAATCATCAAGTGCCTGAGCCTGAGCCTGTTTCCACATCTGATCTTGTTGTTGTTGCCCCTGTAGCTGTTGTGCCCCCTGTTGTCTTAGCTGTTGGATCTGCTGTTCCATTATCGGAGCCTGTGCCTGAATCTTCTTTGCCTGTTCATTCAGTGCTTTTTTCTGCTCTGCGAATGGCAGGTCATTCCCCAATATCCTTTTTATCTTCGGGACACTGAAGTTTTTATCCATGAGATCCACAATATATTCACCCATTATCTGTAGTGCGAAATAATGATTGTCAAAAATTTCCTGAATAGTGGTAAGACCCTGCTTGAGTCTTGCATTTACGGTTACACCGGAAGCTCCTCTCTCTGTGATCTGACCGAGCATATCAGGGGTTGCCCCAATATGTTCAAGGTCTGCATTAAACATCATCTCTATCTGAACGACTGCACTGTCAATGGGGGGAGGATTCTTTTGTTCAAGTCTCTTTCCTGGATTATATTCGATAATTGAATCATACCCTGCCGATTCCTTTAATGCATTAATGTCATCAACTGCCCCTTTCTCTGCAAGGTATCCTGCCCTCATTGTATGCCCAACTGATCTGAGGAGTTGAGATCTTCTCACATTCTTCTCTCTTTGTGCATCCTTCATGCTCCTGACTATTCCCTGTATCTTATAATCAAGCATGTCGTTTGATTGCATATAGAATCCAAATGATGGGAAGAATGGGTATCTGTCCATCTTCTCAGGATGATCCCCATCGTAAACAAGGATGTTATCGCCAAGGAGGATTGCAAGTTTTATCACAACAACTTCTTTCCTGATTACCTCAAGGGTTTCACTTTCCCTGACAAGGCTATCCAGTTCTTCCTCCGATCCATCATGTTCAATTATATCACCAAAATTCTCACTATCAACAAGGAGAGTTTTCATTTCATAATCTCTATACCAGTATTCAGTGACTCTCACTTTATTCCCACGGTCATCCGGGATGTTGACTTCTTTGGAATATCCATCATCAACCCTTTTGGCTGTTGGTGCTTTCTTGATCTCTGCTTTTTTCTTAGGATACATGTTCATGAGTTTTTTTCTGGAGACATTCTTTTCCCGGATAACATATTCAGCATCCGATAGATCAAGTTCGACTGAGTTCGGGTCAACCTTCATTGCATACTTACTCTCATTCCTGACCACTATATCCCCATCAAGCATATCTCTGGAATAATCCATAGAGACATCAAACCATCCGAGTCCTGATATTGTTTTATCTTTGAATGTTGCGGAATCTGCCATGCCATATTTAGTATCAGATAAGATCCATTTCAGGAGTCTTGACTTCACTTCGGCATTGACTTCATCTGCACTCTCAATGGGTCTTGCCCTGAGATCAACTTTATTCTGTCTTTGATATCCTGATACCATATCAACAGTTTTCTTTATGTAATTGAGAACCAGTGCCGGGACACCCTTCTCTTCAAGTTGTGCTTTGAGTTTAGCATCCCATTGTTTAGACATGTAGAATTCGTCATCTTCATAGAAGTTTTCCATCGCAGGTTTCCATGCTGAAAATGCCTCATCCCTTGCATTTTTTATTTCCGTGATGATGTTGTCTTCTTCGATAGTTACTGAACCATTATTAGTTGCCATATTACATCCATCCTTCCATTCTGCTACGACCACTCTTCGTTCTGGAAAGAGGATCGAATTCATCTCGTTCCGATTTCTTCGCTGAAGTTGTGGGGTAGACTATGGGCATTTTAATGTTAAAAGTTTTCTGAAGAGAGTCCATCAGGTCATCATTCGTTATCGCAGGGAAATCAAGATACTCCTTAATAAACTTTTTGATTAGATCAACCATCTCGCCTTTAATAGTATTGTAGAGTAAGATTCTTGGTATGGCAATTCGCCTCTTCATAAAAGGATCAAGCAGTTTCCTTATCCTTTCTGGTTTGTTTCCGCTTTCATGTATATCTATAATGTTGAAGAAGACACCCTCTTCTGACATTTTATATCGCATATATTCTGCATCATCATTTGCATTGCTTTCATATCCTACATCATTGACACCCCAATGCTGAACGAGGTCTCTGAGTTTTTCCCACTTCTCATGCAACTCAAGTTTATCCCTGACACAATCCATAGCAAATCTGACCCTTCGATTATCAACACCGATGACCCACATTACAGTATAATCATTCTTCTCGCCTTTCCTTCTTGCAGGATCAACAATGATGTGATAATTCATGTGAGGCAGTTTCTCAAGATCATCATAGTATTGCAACCATTCCACATTAAAACGTCTGTCCTGCCCTGTGAGTGGGTACTGAAGCATCTGAGCATGGTAGATATAGTGACCCTGTTTCTGGCATTTCTTATCAAGGGTTTCTCTGGTCATCATTACAGGTTTACCACCGAGTTTGTAGTTCCCCTTCTCGTCTACTTCCGCAGGGAAAATCCTCACTTCATAGCCACCTTCTTTGATGATCTCAACATAGGGGTCTGTAAAATCATACCGAGTGCCAACAATATTATCAACAGATTCGGTATCCTCTATGATATTGGTAGCACCGAGATTATCACTCAGTCTGAAAGCCTCAAGTAGTTTTTCTTTCTGAGCAGATGTTGAGACTGACTTGACTTCTATAATATCATCATAGATTCTATCTGTAAAATGAGATCCGGTAGGCTGACCATCGACCAACCCCCAAGCTTCTAAAGAAGCGTCTTTGTAGACACCCTTCCTTTTGATATAGATCCCATCGTTCTCTGACCATTTAAATGCTTCGGTCTTTGGTTTCTTATAAAAGATTTCAGGGAAGGTATGTTTCAGATCACGATTGAGTTCGAGGATCTGCTTTACCCTTCTCAGGTGTCCTTTGGCAAGTCCTCTTGTGTGGCTGAAAATAACGATTCTTTTTTCCGGGTCATGTATCCACTTCCATATACAAAGAGCATGAGTCAAGATCGTGGATTTATAATGTTCTCTCGCCCAAAGATCCAAAGTCCCGGTATGCTTTTCTTGCACATCGTAGCATCTCTGAATAAGGAAGGGGTGATTAATATTAATATCCAGTACAAAGTAGATGAGGAAGAAGTAATCATCAATGGCATGCTTTCTCATCAATTCATACATGGACTCATCATCATCATCAGCCTGAAACTCAAGAAGCTTCTTTGATATTAATTGATAGTTCTTTTTATACTTGGTGAAATGTATTCCAAGCTTGGCAAGTTCAGGGTCGGGTTTTACGTTCTTAAAGGTTAAGGGCATTTAACTCATCGCCTGAACTCTGGTCGGAACAGAGCCCTTGTCTCTTTTAATATGCTCCTCCTTAATGTCCTGCCCGAATAGATTCTTAGTGGACATTGGCAATGGAGTTAAATCTCTAAATTTCATCTTGACTGTTCCAATTGGATTTAGATCTCCCATGTCCACTGGCTTCCCAAGAACATCATTCAATTCTTTTAAAATATTTTCTCTTTCTTCATCTGTTGGTTCATCTTCTGAAACCTTGACATCATACTTTCTGAATTTAGTTTCCGAATTAGTTTTAAGTCCACGAATGGCTTGACTCCATTCCAACTCACGGATACATTCTTCTGCTATATGTTTATTGTAGAAGTCTTTCATCTCTCCATTGGGATCAAATTGATCTGCTTCATCGTAAACTATATGTGAAAAACTCCTTCCAGAAATTTCAGGATACAAGTAAGGATAGTCACTCTTTGGGTATAACTTCTCTTTTGCAAGATCCTCTATAACCTGCAAACCAACATCACTATAAATCTTATCCTTCTGCTTGTTAATATTAGTTGTAACAATCTTCGCTATAATTGCAGATCTTCTCACATTCTTCTCTCTCTGTGCATCAAGTAAATCCTTAGTGTAAAAATTTGATTCCATTATAGATCCTCCTTCACAATCCGGATTAAATCCCTCACCGCTTCAAGGAGGTCTACATTGCTAAAATCAATACTATCCCTCCCCAATCTCAGTTTATCCTCAATCTTGTCCAACTGCTCTTTAAGATTCTCTTTCTTCTTTTTATCAAACATCAGTGCCCCCTTATTTTTAATGAAGAGGAAGATGGAATCGAACCATCATAACCGAGACCAAAACCCGATGTCCTGCCACTGGACTATTCCTCTAGGATCAGATAGGGGTGTGCCACCATGACACACTTGAAAGCTCGCCCTACCCCTTTTGCATTAATATCATAAATATATTCTAAAATGTCAACAATAATAAATATCCTTGACATAGAACACAACACTCTGTAAATTCCAAAAAGGTTTTGTCACCTAAACAATATTTCATAATTAACTCCTGAGACCCCTGCAATCGTGGGGGTTTCTCATATTCAGGGTGTACCCCCGTTCCAGTAATGTTTCAAGGGATAGGAAAAAAATAGGAGAGAATTAATACTGTGCTTATCTTAACCTGAAGCCGACTACCAAACCCATGCACCCCCCCTTACATAAAAATGCTTGTATTCTGTTTAGTGAATTAGACAGTCTGTTCAATGTTGTATGCTCGCTCTAGTATTGTACTAATTTATTTATTAATATGATATTGGGAATGTTGTTTACTTGTGTATATAGAATCATAGTAAAGATGAGGTTTATATTTAGTCAACCTGGTGATCGGTTATTGAGTTTTATTGGTGGCTTTTATAGTAGAATGATGGTTGTTATGGTTTATGGTTTGTTTATGGTAGTATTGGTAAGGGTTATATTTAGTCAACATTTTGATCGGTTTTTGACTTTTTTCTCTTTTTTGATCTTTTTTTTTGATTTCGCTGAAAAATGGACTCTTTTGATCGGTTTTGACCGATATTTGATCTTAATCGGTTTCAATCAGTCTTCAGCCAGTTTGACAGTTTTGATGGTTTATGATATTTTCTGGTCAGCATCAACAAAAGATCTTTTACATCTTCCGACAAACTAATTGATTAGGGTTAATTCCCAATTATATCAAGGTGAACCGGACAAAATAAAATAAAATGGAGTTACATTTATGGATACTGTAAAAAAAGAGAAAGTAAACTGGAAAAGAATCAATTCAACAATCATCGGTTTGACTCCTGACCAGGTGGCAAAAAAGAGACAAATTGAAGATCTTGGTGGTTCTATCCAGTTTGACGATAAAACTAGTATTGAAACAGGTCTTAATCCTGAAAAGGGTACAATCAGATTAAAAGTATCAGTCAATGGCAAGAGTCAAACCTTGTATGTTTATGAACAAACTTTAAAAGCCATTCTTAATAATCCAAAGGAAATTGAAGTTTGTTTAAACAAGACGGTTGGGAGCTAATATGGATTATAATATTGAATCTCAACAAAGTCGACTTGTTTCAGCATTGAGATACATTTCTCATACTGATTATGTAAAACTAATTTCCAATCTTAACAAAAGATTTAAAGAATGGGAATTGATTGACCTTGCTTGCCATCATAACGAAGCATTTGTGAGTGTCAAGGGTCAACCTGAACTTGTCAAAGTCAATTATGGTACAATAGATAAAGTCAAGCTATACAGTTTTTATCTAAAAGACTGATTTTATTCAACTTAATTTAATGACCGTCAATCTTGACGGTCATTTTTTTTGTCCATTCAAAATGAGACATAATTTCAATCAATCATTTTAAGCCATCCTAAGCGATTCAAACCTCCAAACGTGTCAAAATATCAGACCGAATTTAAAAGCTCTGAACGTGTCTTAAAACCGCTTTAAATTTCGATTTAATCAAATATCAAGAGTCAATTTTCTTTGACGGGTTTCAATTCTACTACTGAATATAAATATACTACTCAATTTATGTTGAGTACTATATTTATGTTGAGTATTGGGTAATGACGTATATTATTTCAACACTCTGCAAATTCACGAAATAACAATCGGAGGTATTATGGGATACTGTAAGGATATTCATGACATGACAAACAATATGTTTCAACATTATGTTGTTACAGGTAAGTATGTCAGGTCAAACAAGAAGTTTAGGTTAGTCTACGAGAAATGGTCAACGGCAGATAGGATCAACTTGTGGAATGGTAGAGTATGGGGAGTCAGACACGATGGCACTCGCAAACTACTCAAGACAGTATGGAATTAGGAGGTCACAATGAACGCAAACGAACAACACAAAATGAATATGATTATTAATATTCAAATGATGAATGAGCATTGCAATAGATTTGAGTTGTTTGAATCATTGGCTATTCGAACTATTGCAGAACTGGAAGATTTACAAGATGCAAGGATAATCGAATACAATAGTTTTCTAAGGAGTACAGTATGAAGAATTTAAGCAAGCAAGACTTACTAAACATGGCATTACCCAAAGAGGATCATAGCAAGATAGACTTTACTATTCCTCAGCAATGGGCAGACAAGTGTAGAGATATGAGAGTAGATCCACAATATTATGTGTGGTCATATCTTGATGACAGAGTAGGAGGGCAACCATTCCACTTACTGGAAGAGATTGCCAAGACTCACAATTCTACATCATTAACTATGTGGAATAGATTCCAAGAGTTAGATGTTCTAAATCCACCATCTTTCAAAGTTAATACATTGCAAGCTGTATTGTATAGACCGGAAGATTAGGTAGAGTAATGAACTTCAATGGTCAAACACTACGAGCAAAGAGGATGGGTATCAGATACAATACAATCATAACCGTAAAGATAAAGGATGATGAGGCTATAATCACCCGGACTCTGCGGTATGATCCTGATACCAAGAGAGATTATTACAAAGAGAAGTTGGTTCAGAGTATTGGACTCTTCTACAATGAATTTAATATAAAAGGGAAAAGGGTGCTTGCACTTAACGACTTCCCTGTTTATATGAAACACAAAGAAAGATACTTATTCAAAATCAAGGAGGTCAGATAATGGGGAATGTAGAGAAAGCAAAGCTTGTACGAGAGTACATCCGGGAGAACGGATGATGGAGAAATACACTATTGAAAATATTAATTCTGTAGAAGCATTGGTACTTGGGATATTGATCGGGTTGCTCTTAGCAGTCATGTCAATGTTAATTTCAGAGGTTGGAGGAAGGAAATGAAAACATTACAAAAAGATTATGTTGATTATTCAGTATCAACTGGCACGATGAAGACAGAAAAAGTATTACCTGCACTCGTTACATTTATCAAGATGCACTCAAAGGTTTGCAGGATAGAAATTGCATACAGTAAGGTTCAGGAAAAAGTTGATCAGTTATCCTATGAAGATGACGATAACTATGACTACAACAGCCTGAACAGTGCAACAGAGATATTATTCAGTGAGGTATTTTTTATCCTGAATGATATAGCACCAAAGGGATGTTACTTCGGATCTCATGTTGGTGATGGAAGTGACTATGGATTCTGGAAGATGGAGGCAATATGAAAGAGTTAATATAGGTACACAAATTTAATTATGGAGGTACATCATGCCAAAGAAAGTCTGGAAGTGTAACCATTGTATCGTAACAGGTACAATGAAAAAGGTGAAGGAGCATGAAGAGAACTGTAGTTGCAACCCTGAGTTGAAACTATGTTATTCATGCGACCATCATGTTTCACTTAGTACAGGACTTGCCTGTCTGATCTTTCCAGTACAGCAACACTTAAAGATTAGAAAGAACAGGTTGGAATGCAAGAAGTGGAAGGAGGAGATTCAGTGAAGAGATTGAAGAAGAAATTGGAGAAGGAATTGGACGAAGAGTTAGACAAGACTAATCCTGATTTTGATAGAATAATCAGGCTAAACTTTTTATTAAGGAGGTTGTGACATGCCAGATGAATTCGAGCAAAGAGAAATAGAAAGAGAAGAAGACAAGGCATGGGAGAAGAGAAAAGAGAAAGCAAAGAACACTCTGAAAAAACTAGAGGAGGGGATGAAAGAGTCTGATCAAATCGCATGGGATACCTACAAGAAGATGGTGGCTCATGGCTAGGAAAGGAGTTCTGAATAACAAAGACATTCTTAAGAACAGAGACAAGCATTCCGCTACAGAGAAGTTTAAGAGGAGGCTTGTTGATCTCCCGGCAAAGGATTGGGATTACATTGACGATATCGCAGTACAAATGTCAGAAGTCCGTGGTCACAAGGTAACATCACAGGATATTATGCGGAATATAGTCACCAACCTTGTCGTAGAGTGGGGATACAGACAGAGAAAAAAACTAAAGGAGATAAAGAGAATACATGATTGATTTAGAAAAACTAAAAGAACCTTTTTCGTCAAAAGATATTGAATGGCGGGTACAAGCAGATGGAGTAAAGGGTGATAAAGTATGGAGTAGAGTTCTTGCTTATGTTACAGCAAGAGCAGTACAGGAAAGGCTTGATGAAGTATGTGGAGTGGGGAATTGGAGTGATACATTCAAACATATAGAAGGTGGAGTTATGTGTGGGATCTCAATCCGGATAGAAAGAAAAGATGAAGAACATATCTATTCTGAATGGGTAACAAAATGGGATGGATCTCAGGCAACCAACATCGAAGCATTTAAAGGTGGTATAAGCAAAGCACTTGTAAGATGTGGATCGAAGTGGGGAGTCGGGAGATATTTATACAACCTTGAATCAAGCTTCGCAGACATCACCGAAAAGGGTAGTCATTATGTTGGCAAGCATACAGACAAATGGAAGAATGAAATCCCTGCTTATAAATGGGATGCACCGTCACTACCAACATGGGCATTACCGAAGGATGATAAAGGGGGGAATCCTCCTGATCCGAAACCTACTCCTAAAACAGAAATGACGAAGAAACAACTAACAGAAAAATTATCAGAAATGCCTACTCTCATAAAGGATTACTTTAAAGCACAGAACTATTCAACAGGGGATGTCAGGAAATTTTGTGAGAACTATTCATGGGATTGGGATGTGATTCAGGTTAAGATCGAAGACAATACAGACGCACCATCATAGGAGAAGCATGGAACTACATAAAGTATTTGAAGAATGTGGCAAGGAAGAGACAGAAGATGGAGCAGTAAACAAGCTTATAGAATTACTCAAGAAGGATGTGGACATCCCGAACTTTGACTCATTGGATGCAGGGATGCTACTCGTTACACATTTTTACCAGAAATTAAAAATACAACTCAAAGGAGATATCAATGCAAAAGTTTTACATCTGCCCGGACAGGGAAAAGATAACAATTAAAGATTGTCTCAACAAATGCAGGATGGAGAAGAGATGTTCACCTCTTGCTTTTCTCAGGACGATAGCTAAATCAGAAAGAGAATGGAAAGGAGTGCCATCGGTAACACAATTAATCAAAGGCACAAGGGAAGCATACTTGATGCTGAAGAGAGACTATGCAGTAAATCTACAGAATGAGATCTTTGCACTCATGGGAACAGGGTTGCATAAGGTACTGGAAGGACAGGCCGTGGAACCGGAAGTAACATTGACCCTTGATGGCATTTCAGGCACAGCCGATGAGCTTGAGAATAAAGTTCTAAAAGACTACAAGACTGTTGGCAGTTACAAGGTGGCATTGGCAACTGGCATGACTGTAATTAATACAGAAGAAGTTCCAACAGGAGAATTCTACAAGAATGGGAAGGAGAAAACAAAGAAGTATAAAACTTATGCACCTGTACTGGAGAATGTAGACTGCCGTGATTGGGAATTGCAGTTAAATGAATATCGAATGATGAAAGAGAGCGTAGGGAAGGAGGTAGATTTTCTGGAAATCTTTGCATGTGTTAGAGATGGAGGAACTTATCTTGCAAAAGGGAGAGGGATTGAAACAAACTTCTATGTGATCCCAATCAAGAAACTTCCAGATGATGAGGTATCTGAATATTTCGCAAGGAAAAAAGATCGCCTACTTGAATGCCTTGCCGAAGGTGTTGTTCCTGAAGTATGCAATGCAGAAGAGAATTGGAATGGTAACAAGTGCGAGAAGTATTGTTATGTAAATGAATTTTGTGAAAGATAAAGGAGATTAATTATGAAAGGGAACTTAAACAGTCTTATGGATTTAGCCAAGGTCATTGAAGAGAATGAGAATAGCAAGGTTGATTACATTGTACCAAGTGAAAAGATGGGGATGTCTAAAGACAATGCACTTTATATTTCAGACACCGGAGAATTTGAGATAACAGATCATTGCCATTCTCAAATAGCCAGTAAGTTAAAAATCCCAAAGGCATACTATGACAGGATGGCTGAGATCCCATATCTCAGATCAGATAATGTAAATGCTTGGATGGAAAATTCAGATGAGAATAGAATGGTTCGGACACTTGATGGTAAGGCAAGAGCTTTACTATCCGACAAGTTTAAGCCATTAGACAATTTCTTTATGATGCAAGCATTCATGCCTATCCTTGCGGAACATAAAGACCTTGAGGTAAAGAGCAGTTCGCTAACAGAGAAAAAGATGTACCTTCAAATTGTGACACCCAAATTAGAAGGGGAGATCAAACATGGGGATTACATTCAGGGAGGATTTACAATATCTAATTCAGAAGTAGGAGCAGGAGCATTCGATATTAAAGAATTCATGTATCGTCTTCTATGTTCTAATGGAATGGTTGGAACTTCTCATTTAAGACGGACTCATGTTGGGAAAAGAATTGACACAACAGATGATATGGTATTAGATGTTTTTAAAGCAGATACTATAAAAGCAGAACTTGATGCTTACCGATTAATAATCAGGGATGTATTGGCGAATGCACTGACCGAGACAGCATTTGAAGATCAACTGAATAAGTTAAGACGAGCTTCAGGGGATGAGATCAAGAAGGTGACAAAGACCGTGCAGAATGTGACAAAACGATTAAACATATCTGAAATGTATCAGGACAGTATGATAGAGAACATCTATACTGAAGGTAACAGGAGTAGGTATGGTCTTGCCAATTCAATTACACATCTTGCCCACCAGATTGAGAATCCAGATGAAGCGTATGAGTTTGAAAAGATGGGGAACAGAATCATCGAACTATCACCAAAAGAATGGGAGGTTTTAAATGTCGCGTAAACCAGAGAAGTATAACTTTAATTTCCATGTAACAGAGGGGTGTCTAGAATTAAACATACAGGTTGAGGGGTTTACACCCTCTCGTCCTGCACCACCATGCAGTAATCCAGATGATCCACGGTATTCAGATGATGGTGATAATGCAGAATGGGAAAGTGTTGCAGTATATTTAAGTGGTGTGGATATTTCCATGCTTTTGCCACCAAGTTATATCTCAGAACACAGAGATGAAATAATAGAAAGAGGGGAGGAAAGAAGTGGATGTTAATGTAATAACAGTAAGTGGGAACATCGTGGCTGATCCTGTATTTAAAACATTGGGTTCAGGCACGGAGATGGTGAACTTTTCTATAGCCAACAACAGAAAGTACAAAGAGAAGTGGGTCAACTTCTTCAACTGCGTGGCATGGGGTGGCACAGCAAAGATCATCAATCAATATTGTAGGAAAGGAAAAGGAATTACAGTAGTTGGTGAGATGAAACAGGATCGATGGGAAGACAAGGATGGGAAGAAACAATCCAGAATATCCATCAATGTCAAGGAGGTTATACTTGCACCTAAGAATACAGGTACAGACAAGCCTGATAATCCAACACAGGGGAATGATGTATCAAGTACAACAGATAGTTTTGAAGATCAGCAAATATTTGAGGATGATGATATCCCATTCTAGCAGGAGGAATGATGGAAGAAGAGAGAGGTTTTAAAGGAATATGGATTCCAAGGTGTATATGGCTTGATGGAGAGTTGTCATGGATAGAGAAGTTTTTCTTCGTGGAAATTGATTCACTCGATAATGATGATGGATGTTTCGCATCCAATGGTTACTTCTCAGAGTTCTTTGGATTGTCAAAGCAAAGGTGTAGTCAAATAATTAATGGACTTAAAGAAAAAAAATACATCTCAATCAGGTATGAGCTTAACGGCAAAGAAGTCAAAAAAAGGATCATAAAGGTATCAAGAAAATTTGATGGGGGGGTATCAAATTTATACGAAAAGGGTGTCAAGAAAAGTAGCAGGGGGTATCAAGAAAAGGCGAAAGGTAATAATACAATTAATAAATTAAATAATAATACATCTTTATTGTTCGATGAAAAAATATTAAAGGATTGTTTTAACTCATGGAAAGAGAATGAATTAAATAATCTTGATTGGGACACAGCTATACTTAATCTTAATGAGAAGATGGTAGTCAACATGGAAGAACATAATATACCAGAAGCCATTAAGAATTATGCAATAGTATTACACGACAAAAAGTATATGTATACATGGAAGTGGATGTTCTGGAATTTTTTAGAGAAAGGATTTAAAAAGTTTCTTACACAGTCAACACCGTTTGAAGCATTCAGGGATATGTCAGTTAAGGATGTTGAATCAAAAGAGGATCAGTCAAAAAGAATACAGGAGGCATTATGAGTGACAATAGAATTAAAAACAGAAATAAACTTTATGAAATGATAGAGGCTAACGATGAAGATTGAAAACTTTATCATATCTCTTGAAGGTTATTATGAATGCAAGTATACACAAGAGATCATCAACCGAATCAACAAGTGGATGGAGGGCAATGGGGTACAGGAGAGGCACTTAGACAGGTGCTTCGATACCCTGACTGCAAACTTTAAAGCATTCTCATATAAGAAACGTCCTGATCTTAAAGATATTATAGATGCTTTTGGTGAGACATCATTAGATAAAGAGAATATTAATCATCCATACGAAAAGCAGAGGTCAGAAATAATCAAGATGGGAGTGAGAGACATTGTAAAGATGATGAAGAATCTTAGAGCCAAGCTTGATAAGGATGGGGATCTATCACCATTAGATACAGATGCACTTCATGATTGGGATGAGATGAGAATTGAATGTGATGCAATGAAAGAACATGGTATGCCAGGAGAAGAGATCAGAATCCACATGGAGAATATGAAGACTGCCCTGTCAACAGGAGCAAAGTTTGATTCAATATTCTACAAGATAAGCTCGCTTAATATACCACGCCCAGAGGTAGAGAAGAGAGGGATGCACCAGATAGAGGAGGTAGTATGAGAGAGATAAAGTTTAGAGCATGGGATAAAGATTTCAAAAGAATGATACTGATACCAGAAGAGGAAAGAAAAGAATGCAAGGAGGCATATAATAGATCAGGACTGGCAGACAACCCTGCCAACTGGTCACTATGGAAACGATCATGGATGAAGGATGGTCTATGTGATGGGAGGACAGATGAGAAAGAAAACTAAACTTGAGCAGGTGATGAAGATCACCATGCCAAGAGGAAGGATAGTTCAGGAGTGGCAGAATCCAGTAGCCATAGATCAACGAAGAGAATTCTTTGAGGATCATGTTGATAAAGATATAGTGGTCACATACAAGGTAGTCACTGATCTTAAATCAAAAGCACAAATGGGATTTTATAGGGGAGCAATACTTCCTGCAATATGTAAAGCAACAGGAGATATGGATAGTAGCAGAGTTCATGATGCACTCAAGGAGATGTTCATGACAAACATTGAGTCTATCTTTGGACTTGATGTTCACCGGACACCATCCCTATCTGATCTTGGAAAGCCTGAGATGAGTGAGTTCATAGAGAACTGCCTGAACTTCCTGTCAGATGCAGGAGGTCACATCGATGAGCAAAAGTTTGATGAATATGAGTCAGTAATGTTGGGAGATATTGAAGGACAAACCAAGATGTTCACGGAGGCTTAATGGATAGTGTACCATACATAGTTTACTTTATTATCATAGGATATATAATTTATAAAATAAGAAAAACATTCGGAGGAGATCGTGGGAGAACGTAAAGTTTATTGCGACAAGTGCATTCATTTTGATGGAGGAGACGATTGTGAACATCATCTGAATCTAAGCAATCAAGCTACATGGAAAACAGCGGTTGGTATTACCCATTTACTTAAACCATCTGTAATTAATATAAAAAATAATTGTGGTTGGTTTTCGACATCGTGAAGATCAGGAAGTGTCAACTATGCAGGAAGAAGAGAGCAAGTGATAGGCATCACAAGTTCAGTCAGACAAAACGAAATAGGAAATTATATTCAAGGCACATCGACCATCCTGACAATATTATTTTCCTATGCTCTGGCTGTCATCTTAATAAGACGATACCAAAGTTGACAGAGAAAGAATTCTGTGAACACTTTGGATATGTAAAGAAGAAGTAAATCAGGAGGAAATAAATGAGGAATAGAAACTATACAATTGATGGACTCGACAAGCAAAGTCAGGAGGTCATATATCTTGGAATAGACAACGGAGTCACCGGAACTATAGGGATTATTCAGGGAGAGTTCTACAACTTCCTTAAGACAGAATCATTCTCGGCTCAGTCTTACACGAAGAAGAAGCAGAACATTTCCAGAATACATTTCCCAAGTTTAAATCTATTCCTTCGGGAGCTATCAGATATCGCACCAGTTATAGCCTTGTTGGAAAACCCTGCTACTGTAAATAACTTTAAGGTTATTCAGTCAAGCATGAGATGTTTTGAAGCCACACTCATCGCACTGGAGGGTAATGATATCCCTTACACATGTTGCACTTCAGGAGATTGGCAAAGAGAATTAATACCAGATGCCATCGCAATCAACAAGGGACTCAAGGGGAAGAAGTTTGCCAAAGAGAGAACAGAAAGGTTAAAGACTTATAGCAAGATAAAGGGAATAGAATTATGTCCGGACAAAAAAGATTTAATCACGAAGCATAGAGATGCTGATGGATTATTAATAGCGGAGTGGTTAAGATTAAATAAAATAATGGGGAGTTAATATGTGGATAAGGAAAAGTAAACAGAAAGAATACATCCAGAAAGAAGCAGAGAAACTTCTTGAGAAAGAGATCTTAAAGATTGAGAGAAAATACTCAGAGATTATTAAGAAAAAAAACAATACCATAAGGAGGCTTGAGAACCAGAAGAAAAGATACATAGACAGATCGTTCATGTTTGACCACGACATCCAACAGCTTGAGGAGATGGACAATATAATCGATGCAAGTTATCAGGAGTTGGCAGGGAAGATCCATAGGATAAGAATGAAGTTCAGAAAGAATAAAGATTTCATATTAAAAAATCAACACAAACTGGAGAAGATTGGATGATAGAACTTACAGAAAAACAAGAAGCAGTATTGAAATACATGGAAGACAATCAATCAGTAGTCTGCCCTACATACAGAGAGATTGCAGAAGAGTTTGATATCAGGGTAAAGGGAGCATACGACCATGTTGAAGCATTGATCAAGAAAGGATTCATTAAAAAGATTGGGAATAAGTTTAGTTCAAAAACAGCTATAGTAAAGGAGGAGTCAAATGAGTAAAGGGAAAAAGGTGGTAGCACCACTATTGGAAGTGATCAACAACAGGATCGCTGTCTCATATAAAAATGAACCTGTATTTATTATCGATGCCTCATACAACAATCTCAAAGAGCATGAGAAGAGAATGATGCTTAGTGCCATACAGGTATTTATTAATGATGAGAGGAGAAGGTTTGAGGTAGAAAATATTCATGATGAATTGGGCGAGAAGGGTGACGAGAAGAAACATTAATTTCACCCAACACATTAGAATGGGCGATTTGCCCGAAACAAATGGAGGGAAGTATGATAGAAAAAATAAAGAAAATATTAAACGAAGAATTGCTAGACTCTGATAAGATCGAGTTAATTAAATCCATGATAAATATGGAACACTCACAATTTGAACAGCAAAAAGATAGCAATGTTGTTAATCCTTTGTTGTGTGATGTACTTTCCGAGATAAAGGAGTGTGCTTGGACGGCAAAGGATGGGGAGCGGTATGTATTTCTTGAACAACTTGAAAATCTATTAGGCAAGTATTTCCATTAACATACAAGAGCAGATGTTGTAATTTTGCGTAAACAAACAAGGAGGATAGTATGTATGCAAGGGGTATAAATAAAAACTGGAGCCCACCAATGTGTTTCGTATGTAAAAGTTTTAATGGAGTTACAGGCATGGATATGATGTGCAAGAAAAACAAAGTTGATACTCTGGGCGTAGTGAGTAAAGAGACAATAAAAAAATGCAGGAAAGAACATTGGTATAGATTTGAGGAGTTGCGGATATAAACAGGAGGACGTTATGAATGATCACTTTGAACAAATAGAATCAAGCCAGAGACAGCACATCGAAGAAATGCTATACAATGAAAGAATATATGGTGAATCACTTAAGTCAGACTTTGCGTTATTTGATTCACTGAAGCCAACTATATGCAAAGAAGGCAACCAGTGGTGCGTCTGGCATGGGGAAGAGTTTGCAACGGCTGTAATAATTGGGTTTGGGGAAACGATACATAAAGCAGTCATTGATTTTAATGGGAGCATCCATGACAAGATAAGTTAGGCAATTTCACCTAACACATTAGCATAAATATAGTTTGCCGGTATTGGCAAGGAGGAAGGAATGAAAATAGAAGAAATTAAAAAAATGGGGTTGGGAATATTTAAATTTTCATGGGAGTCGGGTGGCTCTTCAGTTGGGTGCATTTGGAATGACAGGTATGGTAACAGAAATGTAGCTATTGCAAATTGGCTACGTCCATGTTTCCTTGATGATATAAACGATTGGGAGATTGAAAAAGTTGAGAAAGTTGAGTGATTATTTCGCTCATTCTGTGTTATTTGCTGTTAAATAGCAAACAACGCACATAACTGATTATTACGAAATATATTTATTGGCATATAACTTATAAGCGTAATGCGAAGTTTTTGGCCTTATAAAAATTTTGCATACGCTGTGTTAAATGTTGTTGGCCACTCATCAAAATAAAATAGGAGAAGATTATGAGAAAACTTAAGACTCTTTTTATTAAAGACCCAAATGATTTAAGTAAAGTTTTAAATGAAATTGATCCAGATTGTAAATGGGTTTATGAATTTGGATTGCCTACAAGAAAGTTTGACGGTTCGGCGTGTGCTGTATTTGAGGGAATTTTGTATAAAAGATATGACTCAAAAATAAATAAAAAAACAGGTAAAAGAAAACCTGTTCCAGATAATGCAATTCCATGCCAAGAGCCTGATGAAATAACTGGACATTGGCCTCATTGGATAAAGTGTGAGAGAGATAAACCAGAGGATAAATATTTTTTTGAGGCATTTGATTGCTTAAGTGAAGTAATAGATGGAACTTATGAGCTTTGCGGTGAGAAAGTTCAATCAAACCCTGAAAAAATTGAAGGTCACAAATTATTAAAACACGGTTCTGAGATTTTAGATTTATTAGATTTTAGCTATGATAACATAAGGGAATATTTTTCAAAAAAGGAAAATGATATAGAGGGGATTGTTTTTCATAATAAAAATAATAATGAAATGTGTAAAATAAGGAAAAGTGATTTTGGGTTACCACGGTAAGGTGGCCAATTTCATTTAACGAATAGAGTAGGCGAAGTCTAAAAATCTACATATGGAAGGTTTAAAATGGAGATCAAAATTGATTACTTTTTGCATAACACATTTACAGGAAGACTTTGTGGATTACAACATTTAACTT